TCACCTTATCGAGAAGTGGGACGCTATAGTTACTGAGGGAGAAGAGGCAGATGATGCCATAGCTATAGCGGCCACAACTCACGGAGACGCAGCCATCATGGTCACCTTGGACAAAGACTTCGACCAGATAGCAGGGTGGCACTTTAACTTTGTCAAGAATGATAAGTACTACGTTACGCCAGAGGAAGGCATGTTGTTCTTCTATCGTCAAATACTAATGGGAGACCGCGTTGATAACATAATAGGTATCCACGGCATAGGCGAGAAGAAGTCAGCAAAGCTGTTAGAAGACTGCAAGACAGAGCAGGAGTACTACGACAAATGTGTAGAGATGTATGACGGAGACGCAGACAGAGTGCTAGAGAACGGCAGGCTGTTGTGGCTTAGACGTTATGAAGGTGAGATATGGAGCTTTAAACATGACTAATAGAGTAGGGCAGTATGGTATAAGCAACGAAGCAGACGCAGACTTTTTAATTATACAAGAAGCTGTAGACACTTTAAAAAGTTTAGGAAAAGCTAAAGTATACCCATACGGAAATGGTCAGATTTGTTTTCACCACAAAGGAGATTACTTTTTTATATCCCCTTATACTTTTAAATGGTCTCCAAGACATAGATGCAATGAGAAATGGAGGAAACCTAAAGAGCTTACCGTCAAAGGTTGCTTTGAAGATATAGAAAGATGGTGTGCATTTAAAAAAAGGAAACAACTTGAAAACAAGGAATAATGGACGTTGGACAGAAGCACGTTTCCGTTCTTTTATAATATCAGCATTGCGAGGCGCTCACGGTAAATGGGGCGTTAAGCATGATGTTAAGAAGTCAGCGTGGGTAAGTAGAGGTGTCTACAGGTGTGAAGCTTGTAAGAAAGAAGGCTCCTCTACTCTACCACCGTTAGAAGGACGCAAGCGCAAACGTAACAACGCAGCAGTAGATCATATTGATCCAGTGGTAGAACCAGAAGTAGGCTTCGTAGATTGGAACACCTACATTAATAGAATGTTCCTAGAAGCGTCAGGCTACCAAGTGCTGTGTTATAAATGTCATGCTGGAAAGACAGCAGAAGAACGCAAGCGGAGAAAGAGATGAGAGATTTAACTGTAGATTTATTGAAGGAAACTTTTGAGTATAATAAAGAAACTGGAGACTTGATTTGGAAAATAAGAAAGCGAAAAGTAGTTAAAGGAGCTATTGCAGGAACAGTCGTACCAGAGGGTTATAGAGTAATACAATTGAATGCAAAATTTTATAAAGCACACAGGCTTGTTTACTTAATGCATAAAGGCTATTTGCCTAAAACACTAGATCATATCAACGGAGACCGCGCCGACAACCGCATTGAAAATTTAAGAGCTGTATCAGCAGGACAGAATCAGCACAACAGAAAACTCAACAGTAATAACACAAGCGGATATAAAGGCGTAGCGTGGGATAAGGCCAAAGAAAACTGGGCTACCTATATTAATTTAGAAGGTAGGCGTATATTTTTAGGTTACTATAGCACACCAGAAGAAGCTGACAAAGTTGTACGTAAAGCCAGAGAAGAGCTACACGGTGCTTACGCCAATCACGGAGACAAGTAATGAAACATTTAGTTATACCAGACACACAGGTTAAACCTAATAATCCTACTAATCATCTGAGATGGGCTGGTCAGTACGCAGCAGACAAGAAGCCAGAGGTTATTGTTTTCATAGGAGACCATTGGGACATGAGCAGCCTGAGCAGCTTTGATGTTGGCTGTAAGAGCTACGAAGGCAGACGCTACGTTAACGACATTAACGCTGGCATAGACGCTATGCGTAAGTTCTTAGAGCCTATACACAGTGAGCAGGAAAGACTCAAGCGTAACAAATGGAAGCAGTGGAATCCTAGACTGGTGTTTACTCTTGGTAATCACGAGAACCGCATAACAAGAGCCATTGAGTCAGACCCTAAGCTAGACGGTCTCATAGGCTTTAAAGACTTTATGCTAGAGGAGATGGGCTTTGAAGTTGTACCGTTTTTGGAACCTGTTGTCATTGATGACATCGCCTACTGCCACTACTTTACTTCAGGTGTTATGGGCAGGCCAGTTAGTTCTGCTAAGTTAATGTTGCAGAAGAAGTATATGAGCTGTATTATGGGGCATGTTCAAGACCGCGACATAGCTTATGCGCGTAAGGCAGACGGAACTAACCTACTGGGACTGTTCTCAGGCATCTTCTACCAGCACGACGAAGACTACCTAACACCTCAGACCAACGGTAGCTGGTCAGGCATTTGGATGCTTAACGAAGTTGCTAATGGTGGTTGCGACGAGCTGCCAGTTAGTATAAACTACTTGAGAGATAAGTACGGAGACTAAGATGGCTCTCACTTACTACGATTTACTAGAGAAGCTCAAGCTATTAGACGAACTAACAATCATAGAGATATTAGACATTACCTCAGAAGAGTTAGTAGATGCTTTTAGCGAGAAGGCTAACGACAGACTAGAACAATTACAAGAGGAATTTAGACATGAGCATCAATGACGCATCAAGATTTGATTGGGATAGAGTAACCAACAAGACAGGACTAGAGCCTTGGGCTACGTTAGCTGAAGAAGAAGAAGACATGGTAGGCGCACCAAGTCATTACAACACAGGCAGCATAGAGTGTATTGAAGCTATTGAAGAGTCTATGTCTAGTGTTGCATTCAAGGGCTACCTCAAAGGCAATTGCATGAAGTACCTGTGGCGCTATGACTACAAGGGCAAGCAGGTGGAGGACTTACAGAAAGCAGGTTGGTACTTACGTAGATTAACAGATATGGTAACAGAGGAGAACACATAATGGATCAGTACCAACAGTTTATACACAAGAGCAGATACGCACGATGGATACCTGAGGCAGGCAGACGTGAGACATGGGAGGAAACAGTACAACGATACGTAAACTTCTGGACGGAACGTGGACAGATAGATGACAAGGTAGCTAGTAAACTGTACAAGGCTATACATAACCTAGACGTTATGCCATCCATGCGCTGCATGATGACAGCAGGAGTAGCATTAGACAAGGACAACGTAGCAGGCTTCAACTGTAGCTACCTAGCCATTGACTCACCGCGCAGCTTTGACGAGCTGATGTATGTCCTGATGTGTGGTACAGGTGTAGGCTTCAGTGTTGAACGTAACTTCATCACCAAGCTACCTGTCATTGCAGAGACATTCCACAAGACTGACAGCACCATTGTCGTGTCGGACAGTAAGATAGGGTGGGCCTCTGCATTCCGTGAGCTTATCGCTATGCTCTACGCAGGTAAGATACCTAACTGGGACATGAGCAAGGTACGTCTGTCCGGTGAGAGACTTAAGACCTTCGGTGGTAGAGCCAGTGGCCCTGAGCCTTTGATTGATCTGTTCAACTTCTGTGTTGAGAAGTTCAGCAAGGCAGCAGGACGCAAGCTGACCAGCATTGAGTGTCACGATGTTGTGTGTAAGATTGCTGACATTGTAGTTGTAGGTGGTGTTAGACGTTCAGCATTGATCAGCCTGTCTAATCTATCTGACCCACGTATGGCTAAGGCCAAGTCAGGTAACTGGTGGGAGCTGGAAGGACAGCGTAGACTAGCCAACAACAGCGTAGCGTACACAGAGAAGCCAGACTTTGAGTCATTCCTGTCAGAGATGCAGACAATGTACGAGAGTAAGGCAGGTGAGCGTGGTATCTTTAGTCGTGTAGCAGCACAGAAGATAGCAGCACGTAACGGACGTAGAGATGCAGAGCAGGACTTTGGTACTAACCCATGCTCAGAGATCATCCTACGCAGTAATCAGTTCTGTAACCTGTCAGAGATTGTTGTCCGTGAAGATGACACACTCAAGACACTGAAGGCTAAGGCAGAGATTGCGTCCATCATAGGTACGCTACAGGCTACGCTAACAGACTTTAGATACCTGCGTAACATATGGAAAAGAAACACTGAGGAAGAGGCATTGCTGGGCGTTAGCATGACAGGTATAATGGATCACTACCTGCTGAGTAAGGGAGAGTCAAAGGACTTGTCGAAGTGGCTAGAGGAGATAAGAGATGTTTGTGTGGAGACTAATAGAACATGGGCTGCAACACTTGGGATTGCTCAATCTGCGGCTATTACATGCGTTAAGCCAAGTGGTACTGTTTCTCAGCTTGTCGATTCTGCTTCTGGCATCCATCCTCGCTTCTCTGAGTATTACATTCGCAGAGTACGTAGTGACAACAAAGACCCGCTTGCAGTCTTCATGTCCAACATGGGCTTCCCTGTGGAACAAGACCTGATGAGTCCATCGTCATCTGTGTTTAGCTTCCCTGTGAAAGCACCAAGCACTAGTGTGACGGTCAAACAAGTAGGAGCAATGCAGCAGCTAGAACTTTGGAAAGCATATCAGAACCACTGGTGCGAACACAAACCAAGCATCACTGTTTATTACACTGATAATGAGTTCCTCCAAGTAGCTCAATGGATATGGGATAACTTCGACTTGTGTAGTGGTATTAGTTTGTTGCCATTTAGTGATCATGTATATCAACAAGCTCCGTATGAGGACATCACTGCTGAGAAGTACAAAGAGTTAGTAGCAGCAATGCCAGTGGATGTTAAGTGGACTGACCTAGAACAGTATGAGAAGGAAGACAACACGACAGGTAGTCAAGAGTTAGCATGTGTAGGGGGTGCATGTGAAATAGTATAGATAAAACTAAGGGGCCTTAAGTGGCCCCTTTTTTATTCCTTATTGCCTGTAGTTGCTGCCATTAGTCCAGTCCCTGTTAGAGGGTCAAAACCACGAGCTACTCCGTAAGCTGTCGGTCTGGCAGATACATAGTCTTCAAGTGTTTTATTTATGTCAGGTCTGTCATCTCTTTTGTTGGGACTAGACTTTTCTCTCTTGACTATTTTTTTACCTGCTTTTTCTAAAGCTTGTTCTGCCCAACGAGTACCCATTATATCCATATGCATAGGGCCAGATACCGCCATTAGTTCTCTAGGCAGGGCCTTCTCAAGAAACTTGCCAACAACGGGTAACTTCTCCAAGAAGTCATGTTTGTCTGACATGAAACCAATGGCTCTTCCATTGGGTAGAATCTTCATTAAACCGTTAACTCCTCCTTCAACAACAGCAGTTCCTTTCATACCTGACTGAACCCATAGACCCTCTTTTTTTACTTGGTCTAATGTTTGTGTAATTTGGAATGTCTTTTCTTTATCTGCAATAACTTTAAGCTTTTTCCATAACTCCTCAACACTAAGTGTTCCTTTGTGTTCTGAAATAACTTTTCTGATGTGTTTGTTTGCTGGATGTTTAAACGCTAAATCTTTAAGATGATCCCCAGACCTCCCACCGCTAGGTTCTTTGAATACAATTTTTCTTTTAGAATCTGTTTTATTCCCCCAAGCCTTGTTTATTTTAGCATAGGCTGTATCAATAACAGTACTCGCAGTTCTACGTTGTTTCCCGTCAGGTGTGGTAAATTTAGTAGCCGCTGCACCCTTACGGAAGTTTTCAAGAGTGTCTGGTTTATAGCCTTGTAGATTAGAAAAATCTTCAATCTCAAGAAGAGGGCTACCTATTTCACCTTGACGATCTGATTGTTCTATAAGGTGTCTGTTAAAGATTACTTGAGCTACTGCCTTGTCTAAATCTCTATCAGTAGGCTTGCCGTTATTTTTAAGAAGTAAATCATTAACAGCCTTTTGTCCTTTCCTGCTTATTCCAGTTTCTTTGTATAAACCACGAGAAACGGGGTTAAAAAGACTATCAATAGCAGATGCAGCACCACCAGCTCCCCACTTCATAAGACCAGTAATCTTTTTACCGGCCATTGCTACGTTTGTGTCCGTAGTGCTTGCGCCTTTAAATTTTAAAGCTATTCTTCCTAAAGTTTTTTCTAGTTTTGAGGGGTCAACATCTGGCTTGTCATTACCATAAAAATTATCAATGTAGTTTTTAACACCAGCAGCCCAAGCACCCTTGTTAGCAGTTGCTCCTGATTTGACTAGCCCACCACCAACTACTAGCGAACCTGCGTTAAACACATTCCCTAAGTTCTCCGAAGCTCGTGGGTTTTCCTTAGAAAAATCTAATATAAGCTCTCCTGCTTTCTGACCCACGTCAGTGGACATGACAAGCTCCCCTGCTTTCCCTAACGTGTCCTCTACCCACTGAGGAACAAACGCCCCTACAGAGTCACCCAGTAAGCCTGCGGTCTGTCCAGCGCCTGACAACGCTGTCTCCGCTAGATTAGCATACTGTGGTAACTGTTCGGTAGGTGGCAAGGCAGCATTAGCACGAGCAATAGCTTCAGGGTTACGGAACCTCTCAGGAATCCTCTCGTCAGCATAAAGAGCCTGACGGTTTGCATTGTCTTCAAAGTTTGCTTTTCTTTCGTCATACAAGCCCCCCAGTTCGTCAGCTTTCTGAGAACCAGTTAAACCAAGAGATCGTAAAAACTCCGCTGCGTTTAATGCTTGATTAATAGCCATACTTTAGTCACCTAAGTTATACTGTTCTCTAATGTTGTTGCGTAGCTCCGCTTGCTCTTCCTTTGTAAGTCCATTTAACACATCACTAATAATCAAGGTCAAGGCTTTCTCTTTAAAGATATCATTCTTAAACGTCATCTTATCAAAAGCTAACAGCTTGTTGACAGCTTTAGGGTTAACGGCTGCTTTAGCAAGAAACACAGGAGCCATAAGCACAGCGGCAGCAGAACCCATGCCCAACAGTGGGCCACCAACTGCTGTACCTCCTACGGCTGCTCCTACAGTTGCAAATTCCTTACCTCGTAAAAACAATGTTCCAAAGTTACCCTCTGGTCTTTTACTTGCTTCCGTAAATAAGTTAAACACTTGTTTTACAGGAGCATAGTCCTTACCCAGTATAACTTGTAATCTTTTGTTACCTGCTGGCGTGGAAAACTGAGAAGCTAAGGAAGCATACTCTTTAATATCAAAGGTAGCAGAATTTACATTAGGCATTAGGTTCTTTAAAAATGACTGCTTAATTGCTTGTTTAGCTTCCTTAGCTGTAGCGTAAGGTATTTCAGAAGGCAATCCTTTTACTTTGCCTAACTGAACGTATGCCTCATCAATGCTATTCATCATGGCTGCTATTTTACTAGTGTTAGTCTGAGTAGTTAGTAAATTACCCAGTACGTCAAAGTTTCCTTTATCTGCATTCTGTATTGTGCCTTTATTAATAACAGGTAACAAGCCAGAACTACCTTCTTTATATGACAATTTTAAAAGACGATAGGCTTCGGCAGCTTTAGGATCAGCCTGTTTTAACGTGTCGATAAAGGCTGTTTTTAGAATGTCCTGCATTTCTCCCAACTGCGCGTCTGCAACACTGTTGTAGCTAGGAGACTTAATGTCACCAAACTTACGTAGCTGTTGTGTAATCAACTTGTCTACCTTAAGTAGGCTTTGTGCAGACATATTACCTAGTTCTAACGCACCTGAAAGCTGCTCTTTAATAAACTTAGCTGCTTCAGGGTCTAGTGTTGATATTAG